GCCCAGCAGTCGGTCACGCTGTCGGCGGCCTTCAGGGCGGCGATCATGCGAGCCAGCATCGAGCCCCGACCGAAGGCGGCCACGGCCTGGTCGGGCGAGCCGATCCGCGTGGGGATCAAGGCAGTCACCGCGCCAGCGGCGAGCCGCTGACCGATGACCAGAACCTTGCGGGACTGCAACGGCAGACCGGAAGTCGCGCGCGTCGCGTCGAACTCGACGTATTGGCCCGGCGTGCGGATGTCGATCGGGATGGTGTTGAAGCCAACAGTCATGGGTCAGGCGTCCTTCTTGGCGGGCTTTGCCGGGACGGTTTCCGCGTCCTGGTCAGTGAGGCGGCGGGTCCAGTACTCGGACGGCGCGACGGGCTCGCCGGCCTCCTCGAGGAGCCGGCCGTCGGGGTGACGGACGCGGCGGCCTTCTGCAGGTTTCAGGGTGATGAGCGCGTTCATACGGTCTCCAGGGTCAGATGGTCGGAGGCGTCGATCGAGCCCAGCGGCGGCAGGTCCCAGTCGGCGTGGAAAGTGGCGAAGTCATCCAGGGCCGAGGCAGCGGCCCCGCGCCGCATGAACACGGTGGTTTCGAACGTCAGGGCGAAGACCGACCAGTTGCGCGTCGCTTTGGGCAGGCCCCGGAAGAATAGGGGCCGGGCGTCGGTCAGGGTCAGGGGTGCAATATCGAGCCCGAGCTTCTGCTCATCGAGCAGAGCCGCCACGTCGGCCAAGAGCTGGTAGGACCCGACCTCGGCATCGCTCCCGCCGTGGCGCGTGGCACGCTCGCTACGCCTGTTCTCGGCGGCGACGATCATCACCAGGCTGGTCGGATAGGCCTTGGTCGTACCCTGCACGGCGCCCTGACCAAGGCCAGTCCACACCGCCCAGGCAGCTGGGGCCTGAGACGCAAGCTGCTCCAGCGCCTCATCAAACTGCAGGGGCAGGCTGTCGAGTGTGCGCCAGGAATAGCCGAGGGTGGTCTCGGCCGCCTTGAGGCGGGCCAGGGCGGCGTTTTCGAGTTCGGCCGCGATCATCGTTGGGCCGCCTCGATATAGGCCCCCACAACGTCATTGATTTCCTCGCGGTCGTCGCCGTTGAGACCAAGGAATGGACGCGCAACGATGTTCGGGTTGCGCTTGTGCGTCCTGACATTCTGATAGACGGGGAATTTCAGGGGGCGGCCAAACGCCTGCTCGATCCGACGGCTATGCGCCTCAACCGTCTCCACCTCAGTGCGACCAAACTGGTGGGCCGCTGCGTACAGGACATTGGTGCCGATCTGCGCCGAGGTCGCGCCGGCCAGGTGCTGCAGGCTGTCGCGCAGGCGTCCGGTGTCGACCAGCGTCTGGCCACCTTGCTCTCGGGCTCGGCCCGACTGCTCCCAGGCTTCACCACTGGGCGCGCGCTGGGTTTCAAACCTCATGCGCGACTGTTCAGTGACCAGGGCGCCGATCTGATCCATCAGGGGGAAAAGATTGGACGTTCTCGCAAAAAGGGACTGGAGTTTGCGGTCAGCCCGGTCGAGATCCTGGATTTCTGCACGGATGGAGGCCGCCATCAGAACCGCCCCATCGTGTCTCGGGTGAAGTTCCGGGGCGGCAGATCGATCAGCACCTGGCTCGGTGCAGCCGACGCCTCAACGCCAGCGATGTCGAGCTTGGCGCGGCCGGCCCCCAGGTCACGCAGCATGCTCATGGCCGCGTCATTGCGCCGGCGGACCTCGTCGGTGGCCCGGTCAGCGTAGAGGCGATATCTCGCGAGGTCGCATGCGATATCGACCAGCAGCGCAGGAGGCTGCTCGATCGGCAGGCTGTAGCGAACCCGAATATAGCCGTCGATAACGCCGGCGGCGTCTTCAAGAGCCTTGCCCGCTACCGTCTCGTCGATCGCGTCGACCGGCGGCTCGGAGCGATCCGTGATCTGGATCAGCTCCCGAGCGCCGAAGCGCGATACGAGGTCGAAAACGGTGGCGTAAGGCATGTCTCTCTCAGAAAAATGGGCCGGCCGTCGCGGGCCGGCCCTCAGTCGATGGGAAGCGCAGGGATTGGACCGCCGGCTGATAAGCGGCCGGCGGTCCGGGTTACTTCTTGGGACGGGGCGTGGACTTCTCAGGTTCGCCGCCGGGAGAGTCGGATTGGGTCTGGGCGGCAGACAGCTGCTCCTGGACGCCGGCCAGCCGGGCCTCCAGCTCTGCGAAGGCCGTTGCGCTGGACGCCAGATCCGATTTGAGACGCGAGATCTCATCTTCGGCGGTGACCAGGTTTGCGCGGGCTTCGCCCAGCTCTTCGTTCAGGGCATCGATGTCGCCCTGATAGCGCTCGATCAGGTCGTTGATCTGGTCTGCCGAGCTGCTGTTGAGGGGCTCGGCCGGCGTCGACGTCAGCTCGGACGCCGGCCGCACCGTAAGGCGGGGCTCCGACATCAATGCCTTGACGACGTCCTCGCCCAGCTCGCGCGGGTCCACGACCACGGCCGTCAGGCCAAAGGCCATTCCCGCCCGACGAAAGCCGTTCGAGTCCGCGGTGATGCTCAGGAAAGGGCCACTCATCAGAGTGCCGCCGACAGCCACGGGCAAACCACCAGTTTGGCCGTGTTCTGATAGACGTTGGTGGCGCCGGCCGCGTCGCGCTCGGCGTTGATGATCTCCAGGCCCTGACCTTCCAGCTCAGGCGGGACCCACAGCTCTTTCGGCTTGGCCCCGATCGGCCGACCAAAGTCGCCCTTCAGAGCCAGCATGCGACCCCGGGCGTCCTTGTAGGCGGCCTTATCGAGGGTCTGCCGCGAACCGAAGCTATACTGCCACAGGCCGTAGCCCATGTTGTATCGGGCGTCGGTGCCGTAGACGAATTCGTTGTTGTCGAAGACGTTATCGTCAGTTTCCTTGGTCTTGGAAACCAGGGCCTTCCAGTCCTTCCGGCGCTGGAGGATCAGCGGTTTGATCGCGCGGGAGGTGTCGATCAAGAACCACGGCAGCCCCGAGCCGCCTTGGGTATTGGACACCGAGATTTCCTTGCCGGTCTTGTCCAGGACAGGGTGGTCAGTGTCGAAGAAGTACTGGCCGTCATAGCAGGGCGCGGTGAAACCGTTGACCAGAGTGGTAAAGGCCAGCTCGTCATAGTGCGCCTGGGTAGCCTGACCCATCTCGGTGAACATCGGGTTGTAGATACCGATGTTGTCAGTCTCGATGTCGTCGCGATCGACGGCGACGGTCTGTTCCCAGGGAGCCTCGTCGATCTGGTATTTGTAGGCCTTGAGGGCGTTGACCTGGCGCGGGCCGATCCACTTTCGGACGCTGGGGATCTTGCCCAGCCAGCCGTACTCGATCGACTTGGTCGAGGCAGTCACCGTCATGGTGATGTCGCCGTACTGGCTTTCCGCCTGGCTGATGCCACCCTGGAACGCGGCGTTATAGGCCGTGTAGAGGGTGCGAAGGTTATCTGCGTTGATGAGCACTGAGCTAAGCCCCTAGTGGGTGATTTCGATCAGGAGGCGCGTAGCCACCTGGGCGGTGTTGGTGCCGCCAACCGTCACGGTGATCAGATCTCCGGCGGCGACGATGTTTGCGGCGGTGGGGTTGGCGCTATCCACGTCCCCGGCGACGGTGCCGGCGAAGGAGATCGTGACCAGGCCGCCGGTGATGGGCGTCGCCCCGATCCGGCTGGTCAGGGTCGCGTCGCCGACGGTCAGGGCAGCATCCAGGGTCGACCAGATGGCCGTCACAGCACCGGCACGGGGCGCAGCAATCCGATAGACCTTGGCTTGCGCACCGCGCAGATCGTCGACCAGAAGCGGCACATAGAGCTTGCGGCTGTCCGCACGGTCACCGATGCGTACGAGGACCTGGCCATCAGCCGAAACCCCCAAGACCTGACCGGCGACCGGGCGCGCCCCGTTGCCGATGGTCTTGGCGACCGTCTGGTCATCCAGGACGAAGCACAGGGAGAGGACATCGGCCTGGGTGATCGCATCGCCACCCACGGCGTTGTCGAACAGGAATACGCCGGCCCGAACATCGACGCTGATCGCGCCGTTCGCGCCGGCAGCGTTGTTTGCACGGTGTTGCGCAACTCCACGACACCGAACAGCCGAGGCATTGCCGCCCGGGACGAGGAAGCCGGCCGCGTCCACACATGCCATGCCGCCCGCGTAGACCACCGCACCCGCCTTAAGGGGGACGACGAAGATATCGCCTTCAGCGCGCCGCGTGGCGCGGTCCTGGGTCAATGCAGGCATCAGGCCAGCTCCTTCTTGGAAGCGAGCATCGCTTCCTCAGTGATGCCGAAGGCCGATGCAGTGGCCTTTTCCTCGGCAGTGAGGGTGATCTCGGCGGCGGGCGTCTTGCCGGCGGCAGCGGCCTGCTGCTGGCCGACGATTGCCGGAGCATTGCCGGCGAAGGTATTGAACCCGGCCAGATCCTTTTTGGCGTAACCCAGCGCCCAGTCGCGATTGGCGGGCGTGACCTTGCCGGCGGCGATAGCCGCATCCACGGCAGCGGAGGCCTTTTCTTCCGCGCCGGTGGTTTCGAGGGCCGAGATGCGGGCGTTGGCGGCGACCAGTTGGGACATCGGTGCCCATTGGGTGGTGTCGACAGCGCCGGCCGTGCGATGGGCTGTTACCGCACTGGCCACGGCCTCGACCGTGGGGTTTTCGCCGGTGATGCCGGCGGCGGCAGCGATGGTCGCCAGACCCGTGCTGGCTGCGGCTGCAGCGGTACGGGCGGCAGTCGCAGCAGCGACGATCTCGTCGAGCGTCGCGGTGGCGGGCAGGCCAAGGGCCGCCGCCAGGGCAGTCAGATTCATGG